TGTCTCGTGATCGCAAACTGCGCAGTCCAGATAGCGACAGATAAAACACGTCGTTCTCACCAAACTCAACAACACTATCGGGCGCAATCGTTCCAGTGTTTTGCAAAACCTGTATTTGTTGATTTAGAGCTTCATCAGCGTCTACAAACCAAATCTGTATCGCCTCTTCGGCAAGTACAGCTATGTTGTCAAAGTATGTCGCAATCGCTTTAAGGTCTTCAGAACCGCGTGAATGGTTAGCAAGGTTGATAAAACCCGCGCCCAACGTTGTGTCATTCCATTCTGTCGGATCATCGATAGCCGAAAAGTGAAGTAAGCTGTCTGACAGCGCGTACATCTTTGTTTTGACCGGGATGACGAAAGCACCGGGGCTGTATGCGTTGATTGTAGCTGCATCAGCGCCTCCGTCTAAGTAAGTCTGCGAAACAGGGTCAAACGCTGTGGTAACGTCCCCGCTTGTTGTGATCGAGACTGCCTTGTTGTTTTGGTTCGATCCGCTTTCTTTAGATATTATGTTTACAAACTGATTAACGCTTGTCGCTTCATACTCAGGGCCAGATGCAAAATCATTTATAGCTTCAGCAATTTTTAGTGCTGTGTAGGTATGCGAAGTCTCCCAAGTCACCTGATTTCCGATAAGGTTAACGCCATCAACGGTAATGGCCGTTATCGCGTTATCAATGCCGCCAGAGGCGTGAGAAATGTTACCAACCGTAAACGCACCGTCAACTTCAGCAGTAAGCTGAAATCCGTTGTAAGCAATGCCAACCGCAGGCGCTGTAATCGTAACCACGTTGCCAGCCGCTTGAGCTGTATAATCGCTAGGGCCAGAGGTGATAGCCGCTGCAACATTAGATGCTGTAAGGTTGTTCGAGCCATTGTGCGAAACAGGACTACTGATTAGATCGACAGCGTTAATCCGTAAAATCCGCAGCTCGTCGCCGGGGTTACTTGTGCCGCCAGTTACCTCCAAAGAAGCTGTAGCGGCAGTCCCGCCAGCAGTACCGGCAGTCACCTCGAATGTATTGCGCGCACGGCCATCAAACCAATCAGTAATACGCACACCATCGAAGTAGTGGTATATTCGACCATCCGCAAATTGCGCCGCTGCATACACCTTTCCGTTGTAGAAAGTCGCCTTGAGAACGTCAGTCAGCTCTTCGCCAGAAGGATGCTGCAACCTAATGTAAGTCACGTTAGACGGCGTATCCGCTGGGAAAGTGACGCTAGACGCTGCATCAGATCCGAATGTGTAAATTTGACCAGCAGAAGCGGCTAGGCCGATAGTGTTACTCGGCAGCTCGACAAGCTCGACAAACGCAGGGCGCTTTTCAATCTCGCCGCCTCGCGTGATGTGCGCGTTTTTCAGCTCGATCAAAGTCCCAGGAGCGGCTGTCACGTTCATACGCCGACGATCTAAGCCGCCACGGAAATCTTCGACCAGTATGTAAGGCATCAGCTATTTCCTGTTGTGGCAATCAATGGTGGGCCTTTAGGGCGATACATGCCGTCTGGCTCACCGCCGCCAATGACAAAGGTTTCAGTCTTAGCCATACGCGCTTTAAGACGCGCGTAATGCGCTTGAGCCTGCGCAATTTTGTTTTGAGCATCAGCCTGCTTTTGACGCGCCAGAATTTCTGCCGCAGCATAGAGAACAATCAGCTGGTCATCCAAATCCGCAGTGTCGGCCTCGCCGGTAAACTGACTTAAATTTTTGATACCATGAACGCGAACACTGTCTGTGCCTGTTGCAGCATCAGAGTTGTTAGAAGGGATCGGCCACATTTCGATCTGATTGTTTTCGTATGCGTCGTAACGACGGATAGGTGATGAACGAATGCCGCGATCACTATCATGTTGATTATAGTGTTCTGCGGTAATGCCATATTGGAGCTTTGACCAGTAATCTCCGTGTTTTGTTTCCATGCGCTCGATGCGCTCAAACACTAGATCATCAGGTACGTCATAGTAACGCTGCCCAGCACTAATCGCGATGTCGCGCGTAATGGAAAGAAAAGGCCAGCTGTAGTCGTCCCACAACCGCCTTTGCGTTCTTTGCAGCATGTTAATGAAAACATCGCGTGTCGCCTTGCCTAAATTCGGCTGCAAGGAGTGCCCGACTTCCGCCCTTAAATCATCAATCAGCTGCCCTAATGACGTACCTCTAGCCATGATCTATTCCTCGACAAATGCCTCGTTTTCAGGCGTTGCGGGATCATCTTTTACGAAATGCCCCTTTTCAGTACGGGCGCGCTTCTTAGTTGCCCTTCTCTTAATCGGCTTCAAAGGCTCCGGCTTCCAGGACGGATCAAGCAACTCGCTTGGGATGCGCGCAGCCTCTAAAGTAGCAGGCAAATCACCAAACTGGTTGAACATGCCGACAACTTTTTCATCTTTGTAAAAGCTGCCAAGCCGGTTGCGCTCTTGGTCAACTGTAGAATCCAGTTCGCCTACGACACGAATGTTTGTCACAGCATCAGCGCCGTGAATTGATTGCAGCAGCATTATTTCAGCTGGTGTAACTTGGGTTTTTGGTACAACGCTACGAATATCCCCACCAATAGCGACCGTACATCTGCAAAGTTGAAACATAGTTTCCTCCTAATTGTGATGGGAGGGCGCAATGCGCCCCCCCTTTGAAATTATGCAATTTCATAAACACCGTGGCAGTTCAGCTGTGTGGCTGAAAGTGCCGCAGTAGTAGTGATAGCACGATACATAACGTACTGATCCGCTGGACGCGCAGGGCTGTGACGCTTCATCTTTTCGCCGTCCATGTAGTACATGCACAGTTTAGAGCTATCGATGATGTAACAACGTTTGCTGGGGTCTTTTCCAGAAATAGTCAGATCATCGAGCGTCGGGTCATAAGCGAATGTCAGACCGTTGTAGCTGATCTCGCCCATTGCGATGTTCTGGCCGCGTGAGAAGCCAGTCTGCGAGTAGTTACCATTGCGGCGAAGTTCGTCACCAAGACGATCTAGGAACGCTGAACCACAAACTGCAACGTTAGGCTTGCCGCCAAAACGCTTGAGTTGGCGCATTTCTGAGTGAAGAGTTTCAATCAGCTCTTGGCCTGTTGAGGTTGTCGCAATCGCAACGTTAGAACGGTTGCGCCACCATGTATTTGACACGGTAGACAATCCGCCGACAGTAGTACCAACAGCAGACGGATCATCCAAAACCAAAGTCTGAATACCAGCAATCGCATTGGCGTCTGCCGTGCCGTCGCCATAAAGGAAGTCATTGATACCGCGTGTGTACCCTTCCATCATGTCGTCGAGCTTGTCTTCGAACAAGTTTGCAAGAACAGTCTGGTCGCGCCCAGAGTGGTTGGAAACACCAGAAGATGTGGTGCTATCAGTAACGCTAATGCCGTCCTTTTTAAGTTCGGTCAGCGTCAAGGAAATACCAGCGTGATGCTCTTTCCATGAGTAGTTTGCGCGCTTGATGTTTGCTGGGTTTGCATAAGTTACTGTATCGTTATGCGTATATCCAGAAACTGAAGTGGTGTAAGTACCTTTTACGGCTACACTCATTTCACCCTTGCCCCCTGGGAATGTCTTAGCCCCAGAGTCCATTGCTTTAAGCAAAGGCTTGTCTTGCAGTGATTGTGAATAAACGTTGCCTTTATCGATGTAGTAATCGAGGGCAGCGTTAGCGATGTTGTCCAATTCGGCTGAACTAAAAGCCATCTTACTTTCCTAACGTGTTATGAGTTGCCCAAAGCATTGGCAATCGCATCTTGTAACGACTGTGGTTCCGCTTGTGGGCTTCCTCCAATTTTGCCACCAGATGCCGTCTTAATTGGGCGTCGGTCTGCAAAGCGCGTTTGAAAGCGGGTGTTGACCGCATCATAAGCCTCTTTCGCCATCGATATTGCATCTTGCGGCGTATTTGGCCTTCCTCGCTCCGAAACCATAACCCTAATTCGGTCATCAATTTCTTCTTGCTTGAGGTTAAAGTCTGGATCGGACTGTCGGGCTTTCTCTTCCCACGCAGTCACCGTTTCAGCCAGCGAGTTAATATGCTGCCGCGCGACGTTCTGTTGCTGCGCTTGGGCATATTGATTTACTTGGGCGTTAGCCCTTTGCTCTCCAGCTCTCGCAACCGCCAACTCGCGTCCCGCATCCTCGTCTAAGTAGCCATCGTCAACACGGGTCTGAATATCTTTCGGCAGCACAATTCCAGCTGCTTGGGATAAATTCTGCACATACGGTTTTAGAGCATTAAGTGCGGCCATTGGATCGGCTTTCATTAAAGCCATGATCTCCAAACCTTTTGCGGCTTCGTCACCAGACAGTTGGTTGTCCATCAGGTAATTCTGCATCACGTTAAACTTTTCAGCACTATCCTTGTATGAGTTCCGTTCTTCCAATACTTTCTTAAAACGTGGATGTTTATGAAACGGTTCGTCAGAAAAATCCTCTGCATCATCGACTACTTCATCGTTTTCAGCATCAGACTCAGCTACAAGCGTATCCGGTTCCTCAACCTCGTTCTCAGAGTGCGACTCTGTTTCCTCTTCGGGCTGCATCGCGTCTTGTATGACACTCAACAAATCCGCTTCGGTTTCGCTTTCTGCGGCAGACGACACCGCATTATCGTCCTCGATTACTTCGGTCTCGGTGGACGGTTCCGCAACCTCGGTTTCTTCAACCATCTTAGCGTCCTTCTCCTTTTATTTTACATCTGTTGATCGTAGTTATCAACAAAATGCAAAAATTTACTGGTTATTAGCTCCCATCGGCGCTGGGCCTCCCCCGCCCCCTGGAAGCTGCCTCGGTGCATTATCTGCACCCCCTCCTGGTGGACCCTGCAAAGCTGGATCACCAGTTCCCGGTTGTTGCGCTTGGTTCATTGCAACAATACTAGGAATCTTATCTGCAAACGCTGAATCAAGCTCGAGCTTGTCATCAAGACGTTTAAGCAATTCTTTAGCCAGCCACTTCGGGTCGATACCCGGTATTTGCAGCAAGAACGGCATAATCCGCTCAATGTTTGCAAGCTCGGCTGCGCGGTTAGGTTTACCCGTCGATCCCGCTTCGATCTCCAGATAAATCTCTTCCATAATCTGATCGCGTGTCATTTCCGGCCAAACAGCGCCGGGGCCAACAATCTTCTTAACTTCATCGATAGACAAATTCGCCAAAACGACTTGACCGGCAGCGCGCGTCATTTCCGACATAAAGCTGTCTAGCTCGTCAACATTTGCGCCCATCGTTGACATACGCGCGCTTTCGGCAATCGATGTCTCTGTCGCCGTAGCACGGGACAGCCCACCAAACTGAGCCTCTTGCGCGCCGACAACAAGCTGGATGTCGTCGAATATGGTGCGTACTTCGTACAAGTTTGGATCGATACCAATTTGACCGACAGGCTGAATAACGTCGTTTACCTTCTGACCAGCTGCCAACGCTTGCAGTTCGATCACTGCATTTGCTGGGTGCGTAGCCAGCTTTTCCTTATCCGCATCCTCCAAGACACCGGCTGGTGCTGCATACTTAGGACGATTGGCGCGTCTATGCTCACGCAAACCCTGCCTTGCGCGATTGTATTCGTGCTGCATAGGCATCAAAAGGCTGATGTCTGATGGAGGATATAGATGATCTTTATGCTCGATCTCATTGAACACCAAAGAGAAGATAGGCCAGAATGTTTCGACTTTTACGTCTGGCCCCATAGGTTCACGCAAGAAGTCATTGTGACCATCGGCAAGACAATACTGAACGCCAGTCTTGCGGTCATACACTTCAAAGATTTGAACCAGACCATCAGGCGCGCCTTCACCGTTAATATCGTCATACGAAGATCGCTGACGGTATTCATCGTATGGGCCAGTTGACCGACCCTTCATATCATATGTGCGATACTTGTCTTTAAGATCGACGTCGTAAATCTCTTTTACTTCGTCTGGCGTTAAATACATTTCGTGGGCAATCCATTCTGCACCAACGAACCCGCGCAGCTGACGGCATCGAGGGTCTACAATAATGGAATTGGCCTCTGGGAAGTCAAACACCAAGCCTTCACGAATAGTAATCATAGGCTCTTCAAGTAGCGTCTGCATCGAAAGCATAAGCTCTTCGATCTCTGGGTCATCCTTTTGGATTTCGCCCTTCTCGGCCTCCTGGGCTACGCGGCGAAGAAAATCTACTTGAGCCTGTACGTCAGCAATTCTGGCCGCAACTTCCGGCGCCCTATCAACGTCACGCTGAAAACCAACCTTCACAAAGCCGACACCAGTAGTAATAACGCGGCGTACCAGCGCTTTCATTTGCGCCTTGAACGCTGGTTGCTGTTCTTTCATGTAGTAGTCAAAGAGATTTTCGAGCGTCTTTGCGACGTTATCGAGCATCTGGCTCTCGTTCTTGCCATTCATGTAGTCTTGAATAATCATCGAGGCTTCTGGCGGCACGGGTAATCCGTTTTGCGACGACGCCTCAGAGGCCATAAACGCTTGAGCCAATGTTTCAGCATCGCCATCCCAAAACTCATAGGACATACGGTTGCGCCGCTTGGCTACCGCCTTGGGGTTTTTAGCATACAAAGCGGCTGTGCGCTGTTGAACATGGCGCTGCAAGATATTGGCAACATAGTTATCACCAGACCAGTTCTTTGCGTCATAGCCATTAAGAACGGCGTCCATGTCGGTTCGCATCTGCTTAAACGACTTTTCGTGAAACTTTTTAGCGTGTTTGACCTTTGCCAGCCACTGACTGACTAACGCACTACGGCGTTGTGTAGGCTCTTGCCGCTCTTCGTCTGCCGTATCTATCATCATTTCTTCGTTCATTACCAACCACCAGTCTTGTTTTCCAAAAATTGTTGCTTACGGCGTTGCGCAGAATCCCACTTAACCCACGCTAACGTACCGACTTTTGGACGGCTATCTGACTTCACTATACCACCTCCAGGGGTGGTTAGTCGAGCCAAGCCCATTCCCACCCAAGCAAGGGTGTCTACAAAGTCGTCATTTCGCCCATTGGGAAACTTTAAAAGCTCGTCAGTTGCCTTTTGAGTCCACACAGATTGACGCGGGAACAATACCTTATTCATAGCCATACGGCCCAGTATAGACTGTGCGCGCTGCACCTTATTCGCTACCGGCGTGACTTCCTCAATCCGGCAGTAAACCTTTTCCTCGCCCATGCGTTTGCGCAAGAACGGGCCAATAGCCTTGGATATGTGGCCTTTTTCAGCCCACCAAATAAGAGGTTTCCACTTGCGCATTAGCTCCAACATGGCGTCCACAACCTTGTCTGTAGTTCGCTTTTCCCACCAGCAATCCAACAAATATATATCGTCGTTCCTATCGACGCCCACAATCAACAAACACGTCGCGTCGTTGCGCGTCTTATCAACCCCAACAGCATGATCTGAAGCTGCGTAAATACGCATGTCGTCTGGAACGTCTTTGCGATTAAAGTATTTGATGTTTTCGCGCCGAAACAAATCACCGTCTTCCGCTGTCGGCCTGCCTTGATACAAAGCGCTAAAGCCACGCGGATCAAGACGCCGCTGCGCTTCCATAAACTCCATATCAAACCGCTCGGGCCACAACAGTTCACCCGGCTTGCGGCCAAGAGGGTCTTCATCTTCCGCTAATGCCGGTAAGTTAATAATCTTCCACTTCGCAGCCTCCTCGGAGCTGTAATGCGGGTTCGTGGGGTCCGTAAGACGACCAATAAGATCATCCTCATGCCAGCGCGTCTGAACGATAACAATAGATGCTGATGCTGTCATAAGGCGCGTCATCAAAACTTGAGTAAACCACTGCCACAGCTGTTCTCGCAACGTCGGGCTGTTAGCCTCCAGGCTATCCTTAATCGGATCGTCAAGAATAACAAAATCGCCGCCACGGCCAGTGATCGAACCACCTCGACCAACAAACACCGACATGCCGCCAGACGTTGTTTGTATCCTCGACTTCGATGCACCGCCCTTGCGCAACCCAAAGCTCGGGAAAACATGCTTGTATTGCGGCAACGTCATAATATTTCTGACATCTGCACCAAAGTCTTTCGCAAAGTCTTCGTTATAGGTAGCAAAGATCACATTGCGGTACGGATCACGACCCTGCACCCAGGGCACGAAACGACGCGAAACTAACTCCGATTTACCGTGCCTGGGCGGCATAGATACGATTAGGCGCGGAATGTGGCCCTTTTCAACCTTCTCTAGCACTTTTGCCAACGCTCTATGATGCTTGGCGTCTTTAAACATGCTTTCGTCAATGTTCTCTGGATCATCCGCATCAGGCATTGTGTACTTAACAAAATCGACAAAGCTAGTCCGGCACTCAATAGCTTTTTTAAGCCTGCGCGCCGAAGCAATCTTTTTATCTAGCTCGTCAAAACGCTTGTTCTCACTCATTGGCTAGACCCAACGCCTTTTCCAGAGTTTCGGTGTTGCGCCTACTCCAGCCCTTTCCGTAGATTTTATAATCGTCAAGAGAGCGATAAAAAGCCTCACGACCATCATAATATTTGTGAAGAACGTCCACAGGATCGAAGTTATACACCGCTGCAATGGTTTTAGGGCCGATAGCACCATCAGCCGTTGCTGACACTGAACGCTGCAAAATCTTGGCGGCGCGGCCTGGTCCAGCGTTAACACAAAGGTCGGCGCAGCTTACGTCTACACCAGAAGGAAGTTCATCTGCCTTAACCGCATCCCAGTAGTTCTTTTTGTAAAGAGGCTTAACATCATCAACGGTCAGCTCCCGCATCACTTCTTTCGGTGCAGGCTTGCCGGTATATTTCGCCCAGTTCCACGAAGTAACACCAAGCATTGTGCTGCCTTCGTTACCGTGGCCGTCACCCTTGCTGTTACCCTTGTCGCGCTGATCGTCAGTAAAGCCACCCTCATGCTTTATCAGCATTTCAAAAAACGTTTCCCAGTTCTCTTTCATTTCTTACCTCCAAAAAATTGCTTGCCACCTCGAATGCCAACCGCTGCTGTGCATACAGTGAAGACTAGCCATGTGTACCACTCAGGCAGCTCAGAAAGGCGGTCGAAGCCGTTCTTCACTGTTTCTTCCATCCCAGGTATGAAGCACAGAATGACGGGTATAAGGACGGCAAAAGTTACCACCTCGTCCTTGATCGATGACTGCGTACCTTCAGCCATAATCCGCTCCCAATCGGCAGTGGATGTCTCTTTGGATAATAGGATTTTTGCTTTGCTTTTAGCTTCAACCAGCTTCAACTGGGCGGCCGCCGCGTTTCTATCGGCTTTTCCCTGGAGCCAAGAGCCAGCAAGATTAGCTACCGGACCAAGTGCTGAAGTTAATAAGTTCATCATTTCTTATCTCCCATTGCGCTGAACCCAAAGAAAGCCGCAACCAACCCAGAAATGGCTATGAAGTATGTAGGTGCGATGTCAGCAAGAAGTTGCCCTGTGGTGTCGTATCCCCATATATCTGCCGCAACGATGCCGACCGGATAAATCAACAAACCAAACAAAGCGAACCACGTCATTCGGAGCTTAGCATCGCGCTTGTGATCTGCATCTTCCATGCGCAAACGGCGATCCTCAAGCATCAACTCGCGCTCGTCGGCGTCAATCCTACCGTTCTTGTTCAGATCATATTCAGTCATTTTTTCAAACTCCTAGCATACTCAATGGCATAACGTTTGTGGTGGGTGATAATCACAACTCTCATATCCTCGTCATACACAACGTAATTCCCTCGCTTATTCCGGTATAACCTCAAAACAATACACCGTCGTTTGGCTGGTGGTTATTAAGACTTTCGCATCCTCAAGGGCTTCTTTGCACTCCATTTCAGTTGGAAATTGGTTGAGCTGATAGTGTTCGATATTGTTATTGATTACTACAAACCACACCAAAAACCACATCTACCAACGCCCCTGATGTTGGCCCCAGAAGTAGAAAAACAAAAACAAAACGCCCCCACTAATTGCAAAAATCACAGTTCCGATAGCAAAGTTAATCACAGCATCTATTTGAGCTTGCTTGCGGTAGATTTCATCTTTGCGCTGTTTGCGCATTTGAGCCTCAATACCTAGCACTTCCTCCCATTTTTTTGGCCCGTAATGCCATGAAATGTAATCTTTCAATTCGTTTCTCATTCGAGAAAGCTCTTCTTTTTTTGACCAAATCAGAATTGCCGTCTCTTCGTCTGACCCCTTGAATGTTTTTTGCCAGAAAGGAGGGTTCTTTTGCCGCTCCTCGAGGTGGTTAAAGTCGGCACACGCCTTACCCCAGGTTGCTAAAGACTGCCCCATCTCGGAAATGTCCTTGTAAGTATCAAGGCCAGCCCGGAGCGTCTTGTAAGCGCCAGTAGCCATCAAGGTGATGCTTACCGGGTCCACAATTTTAGCCCATCTTTGTCAACACGGCGACTAAAAGCCCAATAATAGACGCCGTTGCTGCAATCATAATGCTTTCCATGCGCTTCACGCGACCAAACAAATCTTTAAACTGGATTTTTACTTCAGTCTTTATAGCGATCACCTCTTTCTCAAGGCCGTCGATCCGTTCATGCGCGGATGATACTGTACGTTTGTCCATTTATCAGTCTTTCTGTTTGCCGTATCAATCTACACTTAAGGCGCTGTAGGCCAGTCGGCATCTTCTAAGTTAGGCCAATTCTCATGTGCCGTAAGGTCACGCAATGAAGTCCTGTAAGTAACCCACAAAGCCTTCGCTTCATCCGTTAACGGGCTGTCTGGCATCTGTGTCCAATCGCTGTCACTGAGTAACTGATTGCGTATTTGCCTGTTATAGGACGGCAACATGTCATCTAGTGCAGCTTGTTGGTCAGCCGCTAGTTGTGCTTCGTCTTCAGCAGACATTTCATGAGTAATATTATTGATTTGCATTAAGGCCATTACTAAGCACTCCTTTCTCGGCGTCCGTAGATTTTAACGGTTCCACTTCTGTAACTATCAGGCAACTCAATGCCTCCAAACGTAGCGTTATTATGTGAAATAAAACTGCCTTTAGCGTCATGCTGCCAGTAACCAGCGGGGTAGGCCATTGCTGACTTGGCAAATCCTTGGACGTAAAGTTCGTTGTAAGTGATTTCAACCTCCATAAACATTCTGCTGCCGTTAGTTAGACCTTGTGTGCTGCCGTACAAATGAAAGATAGGAGTGTTGCTGGTGTAAATATAGGCGTAACTTGTGTTGGTGTGGTGAGCTATGCCAGTAAGGTTGAATGTTGAGAGGTTTTCGTCCTTCAGGCGAAAGCGATACATCCCACTGCTGTTAGGTCTTAATGACTCAAACACATATTTGTACCCACCGTATTTATCGTTGTCGATGCCTTCAGTAATAAGCCAAGTGCTAACAGTATCCGTAAGCTCAAGCGTCTTAATGAACTCGTAGTCTGATTTGTTTTCGATTAGCGTGTTTACTTGCGCTGTAGTGAGACCAGAGGCAGCGACACCGCCGCCGCCGCCAGCCGCCTCTAAAGTTAGAGAGTTTGAATTTAAAGTAAGTCCCATATCAATCTCCCTATGTTGATGTCACGCCAGTGATGCGAAGTTTTACACCAATGTTTGTTGATATATTTCTATCCGATATTTCAGAAGCGGTTGGTGTTATCTCACTATAGGACAAGTGCTTATAACTAGCGTTGGCAATCGCAAAACTATTACTTGTTGTTAGCTGTGCGCCAAACGCAGGCGTGCCTTCAAACTCAAAATAAGCAAGATTGTTATTATTATTTATGTAGTAAAGCCTACTGCCTAATGCGACTTTATGAGCCGAATTGCTATTGGAAGGTCGTTCAGTATTCCCAGATAAAGTAGTGCTAACTCGACCAGCCGATTGCGTATTACCGTCAAATATTAAAGACCCATCCCATGTCCAGCATCTCCATTCGTTATCATCAGTAACAACAATTTTAATACCATCAGTTGTTTTAACTGCGTAGTATTGCTGGTGCATATTTGAAAAGGCGTTGTCTACGTTATTGCCAGTAAGGTCTTGGAGCGTATCTGTTTGTAAATTGTACGCAAAACCCTTAGCACCACTTTGGTCGGGCCAAAAGAATAACCATTCACCTTCAATACCAAACATTCTTTGATAAGTGGTAAGACCACTTGGAAAGTTTCCAGTATATATTAATGATTCAAAATTTGAACTCGCCCAAGTGTCTATTTTGTAGATGTTATTGTTGCTTGTACCTATGTAGTAAACGTATCTTTTTCCATCAAACCATTTTGTATTATAGTTTGTGGCGTTGCTATGTATTTCCGTTCCTGCACTATTATAAAGGTACACGCTAGTAACACTGTTAAGGTCATGAAGTGTCATTACAGTGTTATTGTTTGGGCCTAGAAACGGCACAATTTGTTTATGAGTAGCCGTAGCGGTCATAGAGGTAGGTAAGCTATTTGTAGTGTCAATTAACCCAGCCGAAACTAAGACATCGTTTATTTTAGCATCGACGTAAGATTTAAGATTTGTTCCAGAGGTTTGAACGTAAAATCTATTATCAAGATAAGTAAACGGAATACTGTTAGTTTTAACTTTAACTGTTGAGCTTGGCGCAACGATTTCAGTACCACTAGAGTTTGCTGTTAGTCCAACAATAGTAAACCCATTAACATCCAAAGAGCCTTGAAGCAAAAGCTCATCATCTACTTCTTCCGCTTGGATAGATTTAATCACATGAGATGTGCTTGAGTCCGTAGTAACAATCGTAGCCTCACCGCTACTGTTAAAGTCACTCTCAGTCAGAGTGTCACGATAGATTTCTGCTAATGTATCAGCCATTATAAAGCTCCATATTTAAGAAGGGATGCGGCTGAAACACCGTCAATGCCAGTTAAGTTAGATGCGTTCAGTGCGGGTAGCTGTCCTGACCCATCGAGTTGAACGACTTGGTTAGCCCCTGTACCAACGTCTAAGGCTGACGCTGTGCCAAGGCCATTGATTGCTGCGGTCAGTGCTGTAGATGACGCCTTTGCATCAAGCTGTGTTTGCACAGAAGAGTTAATGCCAGCCACGTTGTTTAGTTCAGCCGCAGATGCAGTGAGGTCACTAATCTCTGCAACACTAATAGCCCCATCAGCCAGTGGATTACCCGCTGCGATTAGGTTTGCTAAGTCTCTTGCTTTGGTCATGCAACTACTCCTGTAATTAAAAGTTCTGTGGCACTTACAGCAACGCCTACTTCTTGCGATCCGGCGGTGCTAATCGCCCCATCCGCATTGTAATAATATTTAGCACCGATAGTGAGGCCGGATTGATTATCAACTATTGAGCCTAAACTTATAACCTCTACGGTTTGACCGTTAGTAACGGAAGCATTTGCAATACCATATGCTGACGTAATAGCTGCTTGATCATGGACAGTTCCGAACAACTTCCAATTGCTGTCTAAGGACATATACACATGGATTACTGAATCGCCCGGACCTACCGTAATTTTTTGATAATCCCTAACGTTGTCAGCCAGCCAATTAAAAGGAGATGAAATAACAGGAGAATTTGAACTCCAACCTATTGTCCATGAGTAACCGTAATTGTTTGCTTGGGGATTTCTGGACGATAAAATTACCTCTCCTGTTGAAGAGTTGTAATCAGTGTCTAATTGGAAAGAGTAACCAATAGCATTACCGGAGCTAGTACTTCCAGAATCTATAGTAGATGAAGAAGATAAGTTTGTAGTCCCTCCGCTACTGGTCACAGTCTTTAACAGTAAAGCATTGCCTGTCGCCCTATAAATAAGAAAAGTTTTTTGTGCTGCTCCGCTGTAAATAACGTCATGAGTGTTTATGCCACTTGTGGCTGCATAAATTAAATCCGTTCCACAAGATATACCTTGCCCTGCCGAAGCGCCTGTTCCCGCTGTTACATTAACTATATGCTGACCTATATCATTAGAGTCATACCAAGTTGCATAGGCTTTATTTGCCGTAGGGTCATAAGTAACTCTAAGATTAGTCGTGTATGCACCCCGATTATACACTGGCATATAAGCCGCAGCACTTTGGCTCAGTGTATAATTTGGTGAAGCACCAACACTTATCGAGTGAACACGGGTACTATTAGTGTCGGTAAAAAAACAATAAGCATAACGGTCTGTAGTATTATAAGCCAGTTCGGCTCTACCATGAGTAGGGTCAATACCAGTAGCTGTAACACCAATAGAATGCTTATATGCTAAAGTCTGATTTGAGTTTATTGCGTATATATAAATAACAGTACCAGAACCGTGAACGACATAAAATAAAACTGTCCCAGCTGGGCCAAACTCAACAAAGTTATCGTAGATAACAAGACCAGCATAAGTTATAGGGGGACTCCAAGCAATTGATTGGCCCGTAACTTTTCCAACTATGTACTGCCCCTGCCCACCACCAACATCTGGGTCTTTATATGTAACTATAATTTGGCTTGTCGTACTGTCAAAAACAGCATTTCTGCGTTGTATGCCACTATTGCCTAATCCAGTTACTTCTTGAGGCTCACCAATACTGTCAACGCCTTGAGTAACAGACACTGTGCCATTTGAATTTAGCCTTACAACATCACCATTAGGTATGGTGCCACTTGCAACAAAATCCCTAGTGGAGCCACCACCGCCACCAACACCAGCCGTACCCAGCGCAGCTACAGTAGTCGCATCTACAGAAGCAATATTGGTTAGCGCCCTGCTATCATCTATGACGGTTGTGCCGCCTACTTTAATCGCCATCTTCGTATCCTTTACTAGGTGATTGTTGCGTTAGT